AAAGGCAGACCACAAGAACTAAGAAACTTTATTAACCAATGGCTAGCTGAAACATGGGAACATGCCAAGCGGCTAGAAACGTGGGAGCAGTTGGGTACTCGTTTGGTTGATAAGAATCTAATACGTGGCTTTGTGCCTAACTGGGCATCGTTACTAACAATAGGAATAGATAGGCAGTCATCTGATAACCAACCGTATTTCCCTTGGGTTGTTGATGCTTGGGGGCCTAATTGGCAATGTGCTACTATAGAGTACGGTTCTGCTAAGAGCTTTGAGGAGTTATTGACTGTAGTGAGCAGATCTTGGCCTAGGCAAGATAGTGGGGCTAGTACAAAGATAACTTTTGGCATTATTGACTCTGGTTATAAGCCAGATGGCATCTACGAGTTCTGTAAGAAATGCCATGCCAACAGAGTAGACATTTGGCCAGGTAAGGGGTCTAATCATGTGCTAGAAAGTGAGTACAGGCTTACTCAGCTAGGGCCTAACACTTCTATGCCCGATATGACCCTTATCTACATTGATACTGTAAGGTCGCAGCTATGGTTGGAGTGTCAACTAGATAACAAGATCGGTAGCTACAGTATATTCAATGGGACTATGTATGACCACCAAGACTTTCTAGAACAGATTGTGAATGATGCTGCTGTAGACACATTAGACCCGACTAATAATGTACGGCAAGTGTGGCAACGCATAGATTCTAAGACACCCAATGACTTGCGTGACTGTCGTAGGCAATCTTACATTGCTAGGCTTATCGTATCTGGTGGTAAAGATCTAAAGCCTACTCAACCAGAGGAAGCTGAACCTGTAGCACAGCCACCAAAAAAGAATGCTCTAGTCAGTTCTGGTATTACCCGTGAAGACGGTAGACCTTGGTTATAGGAGCTATACGTGAGTAAGAATAAGAATGGTAGGTATTTCCCACCCATTAAGCCTCCGGTTAATACACCACTGCCTCAGCATCCTGTAGAGGATACACTGCCTACTAAGCCTGTAGGCAACGTGCCAGTTATAGGTATAAGAGAGCATCGTAGGTGTCCTAGCTGCTGGGGTGTCAACAAGGGTAAGGGTATCGGCCAATGGTCCAGACCTATTAGTGGCAAACAGGTAAAGACCTGTTACCAATGTGACCAATGCGGTTATAACTGGACTGTGGTACTGGAAACAGTACGACGCATTATTCAGATTGCAGATCGTAAAGTTCAGGTAGAACACGATGAGCCGCCAGAGCTAGAGACTCGCTAGTCTTTTATAAAAAAATAGCATAGTTAATGTAGGTAGCTCCATAATGCCGTGCTACAGTTCGTGGCATGGCTTACACATCTGAAGATCCATCTATCCGTCTAGCTGCCGTTCGTGCGGCTATTAGCAACTGTCTAAGTGCCCAAGAGTACGAAGTAGGGGGTACTGGTACCAACCGGGGTACTCGTAGGCAGGCTATGGCAGATCTTAAGGATCTGCGTGAGCTCGAGAAGGACCTCATGCAAGAGGTACTCGACGCTGCTTCTGGTGGTATGGCTTCTCTGGCTATCATGCCCCCGGTGACATAATGATAGGCAACCTGCTAGACAACCTGGTTGCTGTATTCTCTCCTGTAAGAGCAGCTAGGAGAATGCATGCTAGAGCTACCTTACAACAGATAGCAGCCTACTCAGGTGGTACTTCTACGGGTGGGCATAAGGCAGGCAAGCTTAATAGGCTCACTAAGGGGGTACCAGCCAGGTATACTAGCGAGAATGCTCAACCCCGCAACGATATTGTTCGTATGCGGGCACTATCGTGGGACCTGTATAGGAACAACCCACAAGCTCGTAAGGTATGTCGTAGCCTTGAGTCCAAGGTAATTGGTCGTGGTATGCGGCTACAGTCCCAAGCTACTAGGCTAGATGGCACGGCCCATGTCGAGTTTAGGTCCATGGTACGCCTACTTTGGACTGCCGTACAAGCTAGGCTAGATTATCGTGGCCGTCCTAGCGAAGGTGGGCAGATCTTTAGCGACCTATGCAAGACTGCATTGCGGGCTTGTATGCTCAGCGGTGAAACCTTGTACCGATACCGTGTGGGGGAAAGGCAAGGCAAGCTACCTACGGAACAGGTACAGTTGGTACATGCTGATCGCTTAGTAGACGCACTAATAACCAACCAAGGCAGTGCAATCAACTATTTCTACGGGATTGAGCTAGATGATAATGAGCGAAGGGTAGCTTATCACATCAGTAAGTACCATCCTAATGATCCTAGGGGTGCCCCTTCAATAGGGAATGTTATTAGAGTACCTACTGATGAAATGGGCCACTTGTATATTGCTGAGGACATTGATCAATTGCGAGGTGTCCCGTGGTTTGGTCCAGTACTGATCAAGAACCAAGAAACTAGTGATTATGAATATAGCGAGCTCAAGGCCGCTGCTGTGTCCGCTTGCGTGGTGCTTGGCTACCGTAGGTCAACTGGGCAGTCCGCATTTGGTGTTAACCAACCAGATGATTGGGACCTTACAGACGCTGATGGCAACAAAATGACGGCCATGCAGCCAGGCATGCTTATGGACCTAGGTCGTACTGGCGAGATCCAAGGGTTTAACCCCATGCGGCCCAATAGCAGTGCCTCGGACTTTGTAAACCACATGATCCGTTCACAAGCTGCTGGAGTTCCAGGTACTAAAGGGTCTACCTTAACTGGAGACTACAAGCAAAGTAGCTTCTCAAGTGAGCGTTCAGCAGATAATGATGCTTGGCCTGAAATTGAAGGTGTCCAAGATTGGTTTGCCGCTAACTTCTGTCAGCCTATCTATGAACGTGTTGTTCTGTCAGCCGTGCTTAGTGGCTGGTTTGCGGATACCTTGGAAATTGAGGACTTTATCGCACGCAAGGGTGACTACTTGGCTGCCACATGGCATGGACCAGTTGCTAGGTCTATTAATCCTACAGATGATGCAAAGGCTGCTAGGTTCCGTATACAAAATGGCCAGTCTAGCCCCCAGATAGAAGCTGCATTGCTAGGTAGGGATTGGCAGGAGATTGTTAGGGATATTGATGAGTACCTTAAGTTTTGTGAGGAGAATGATATCCCTGATAGTGTTATTGCTCAGACGTTGGGCATTGACCAGCAGGATGCACCACTGGAAGATCCCGAAGATGTGGAGCAAACTGGCGATACTGGTGACAAAGAACAGGACTAACTATGGCTAAATCAAACCAACGCAGTACTACTACCAGGGACCTGGACTACCGTATCCTCAAGATCCGTAAGGACTCACTAGATGAAAAGGAACGGTCTGTTGAGATTGATATTGCCACGGAAACTCCTGTACGTGAGTTTGATTGGAAGCGTGGTGAGTATATCAATAGGGTGTTACTCGCTAGTGGCGTCCAATTCCCAAAGACTAGGCAAGTACCTCTACTGGATAGCCATGCAAGGTATTCAGTAAGGAGCCAGCTAGGCAGTATCCGGGGGTTGATCCGGCACCCTGGTGATGGTCGTGTCTCTGGCAGGGCTGTGTTCAGTAGCGTGGCTAATGATGAGTTTACAAAGGTTAGGGAGGGGCACGTTACTGATGTCTCTGCTGGTTTCCATGTAATGAAGGAGGAATACATCCCGGATGGTGAGTCTAGGATTATTGATGGCAAGGCATTTGCCGGTCCAATTAACGTAGCCGTTAAGTGGAGACTGTACGAAGGTTCCGTCACACCTATAGGTGCTGACGAGATGGCCAAGATGAGGGGGCTTGATCCCTCGATACTTCACAAACAATTAGAGGAGAAAGTAACCGTGAATCCAGAACTCCGTAAGCTGTGTGTTGAGCGAGGTATGGATACCAAGTTGGATGATAAGGCTGCCCTTGAGTGGCTGAATGCCAACTACGCTCGTGTAATGGCACCTCCTGTTCCTGCTCCAGTACCGGCTCCGGCCCCAGTGCCTGCTCCTGTACCTGAACGACAACCGCCTATTGATGCCGATGCTATCGGTCGCTCGGTTAGCCAGCAGGTATTTGCTGAGCTAGAGAAGAGGGAACTGCTGCGTGCTCAACAGCAACGCGACCAGCGTGAAGCTTTTGAGAAAGACGTCGATGGCACCCTTAAGATGGTTTTTGGTGAAACCATTGATCCCACCCAACGGGCTACGTGCTTGGCTCTAGGCACTATGGAAGCTGTTCGTGGCCACCTAACTACAGAACGAAAGAAGCAAGAGGACCAGAACCGGTCCTATGGTGGCTTCATTATCCCAACTGGTAACCAACGCGATACCCATCGTGAGGTTATGAAAACTGCCTTCTTGGTACGGGCTTTTGAGAATGCCAGTAATGGCTCCTCTGAGAAGCATGTGCCGTTGGCTAATCGTGTTAAAGGCTGGGAGAACTTCAGTGGTATGCGGCTTATCGATCTGGCCCGTGAATGCCTTATGGCAGACGGTTATAGCTGGAACGAACTCCGTGGGTTCCACCCTGAGCAAATTGCTAAGGCGGCTATTGGCTGGCCTGAGAAGTTTGGCTTGCGTGGAATGGGT